TAGCCTCTAACTGCAGAGGTAAGTTCTTACGAGACCATGTATAGAAAGGCATGAGACGCTTAAGAGTGCTACGCTCAAAGGGACTTAGATCACCGTAGTCAAACAAGTACTTACGCACTTGCGAAGCAGCCTCATCAAAGTTCTTACCCTTGTTTAAAGAGTCGATGAACAAAGCAATACGAGCATTGTCTTCGATAGTTTGACCTACTTTAAAACCACCACGAAGAATAGGATTCTTAGTAGATAGTGTGAAAGGATTAGAAGAACCGCCTTTAAGAACATCTTCCACAGTCCTAGTAATATCTCCTGAGTACTGTCCTTCACCAAAGATACCACGAGTAGCCATTGCCTCATAGAGTTCATCTGTTTTATACCCAGCAATAGAACCATTCATATTATTCTTAGCAAGCTTTACTTGGAAAGCTGCAGCATCAGCGTATGGCTTAGGAGTAGTAACACCAGCAAGGTAGTTATTCCATAAGTTACCTACAGTGTTCTTAGCATGGTATGCTGGACGAGCACCTAGTGACCACATTTTCCACCAATTCTGAGCACCGTCGTATACCTTGAAAAATTTACTAATCTCTTCATTATTGGTTAATGTCTGATATGATCTGTTAAGACGCTGTGCTACTTCAGGGGCAAACTTCACACCTGGAATCTCAGGGACTGTAACATAAGACGCAGGAGCTACTTCAGCACGGACACCTAACTCTGCAGCCTTATTTAAGAATCCTTTACCAGCAATAGCATTAGCTGCATTGAACTCAGACACACCAGATAGAATAGCAGGATCGTCTTGAAAATACTTTGACGTGCCGTAAATATTTTTAGCATTAATCTCAGCTACTGTTCCTTCTATCTCTCGTTGTAATGCTTGTGGAGTTTTTGCAGAAGCACGAATACCGAAGAAGTTCTTAGACCCTTTGCTATTTAGAATATCATCAGCTTCCTTAGTTAAGATATGAGGCATATAAGTCTCACCTAAGTCACTAATATCAATACCAGCAGCTCTTTGTTGTTCTAAGATTTCACGATTACGAGCTACGATCTTCTGCTCCATTGCTCCGATAACATCATCACTAAGATTACCAGTCTCAATATCTTGTACGATCTTAGCTTTTAATTCGTTAACTGGAACACCAGTCTGCTTAGACAATGCTTTAATTTGATTCTCTACTGCCTTAGCATTTTGAACACTTTCAATTCTAGCTTTGTCTCTGACATATCGAAAATCATTGAACAGCTTCTGAGCTTTATCTACGTCACCTGTGTTAATATTAAACGCTCTAAACAATTCATTATCTGCTAAGCGAGAAGTAATACCAACAGAATTATCTACTGTCTTAGCAGCAGCTTTAACAGTATTAAAGAAGGGAGTTACAGTTCCTGCTTTAAGAGGATCAATAAAAATATCACCCATAAAGCCAAATAACATAGACTTAACAGGATTGTTTCTACGAAAGTCGTCAGGCAATGCCTCTTGGAATGTAGCTTTTTCTTCGCCTGTAAGACCACGAATACCAGCTTTCTGAGCATCTGCTAAGTTCTTATCAGAAAGAATCTCCCATATCGGAGCACCACTCTTAAACTCAGGAGTTTGTCCAATGGCTTTTAAATACGTAGAGGTAGCTTGGAAGGGACGACTAAGAATCTCAATAGAATCTAGTAAAAAGTTACCAGTAGATTTACCTGCTTTTTGTACATCCTCAGGTAAAGCATTATAACCAGCCTTCACAACATTGCTAATCTTACTAGCTATTTCTTTAACTGGTTCAGGGATAGCTTGAGCAATCTTATCGATAGCAGCTTTGTTTGTTTCAGCTACTAAAGGATCTACAGCAGGGACTTGCTTAGCAGAAGGGTTATACTGCTGTTGAGCGTATGCAATAGCTTGTGCTTCGGTAACACCTTCAGGAGCATTGACTTCTACTACAGCACCATCAGGAGCTGTTACTCTAAACAAAGGCATGAGTGTTCCTTATTTCTTAGCAGGTGTAACTACTGTAGCAGACCATCCAGATTGTGCTGGTGCAGCGGGTGATGTAGTGCTTCTACGAGGAGCAGGAGGAATAATCTCTCTAGCAGGAGTAATTGTACTTGCTGCAGCACCTGTCCAAGGATTACGTAGAGCTAATTTCTGAGCTGTTACAAGTTCAGGATTCATTCTGTCTCTTCGCTCTAAAGGCTTAGTCCAGTCAATTCCGTTAGCTGTTAGAAGTTTAATAGCAGCTTCACGTTCTTCATTCCAACGAGCACCTTGTTTAAAATCATTACCAATATCTAGTAATTCTCTTTTATTCTTTTTAATTATTACTTCAGTATTCTCTATATCAAGACCACGTTTTTTCTCTTCTTGTGCTTCTTTTGTTTTTTCTTTCTCAGCTACTTTATACATAGCTGTATAGCGACGGAAATCAGGATCGGCAGTCAAACCAAATTTTTTAGCAAAGTCTGTCATCTCTGCAACAGTTGTTGGTACTGGAGTTTCTTCTTCATTCCACCCTTTACGAGTAGCTTTTTGTAGCACACTTATCTTAAGAGGATCAGCAAAGGTATCTACTATTTCAGGATTCTTTTGAATTGCAGTCACAGCATCAGCATATGTCTTAGTTTCATTTGCTTTAAACTTAACAAATTCAGCCATTGCTTGAGCTTTAGCATCAGGATACTCAGCAGGTAGTGCATCAGCTACTGCTTTGTAATACTCTGCAGTACCTACTTGATATTGTGTGCCAATGTCGTTAAGAACTTTAGAGATGTCAGCAATCTTCTTATCTACTGGTGTCTCAGTTAATCCAAAGGCAGTTCCTCCGATCTGAGCTAAAGCAATACCCATCTTCTCATAAGGAGAACCAGCTTGTGCGTACAGATTAGACCACAGCTTTTGTTGTTGCATGGAGTATTCTGCAGGATCGACTCCAAATAAACCTTTAGCGAATGTAGTAGCCATGATTATCCTTTAATTAACCAAACAATGAGCCAGTACCACGACGACTCATTCCGTATGCTTGAGCACCGCCACTAATTAAGCCACTCCAGAAGCCAGCATTAGCAGCATTAGCTGCAGCAGTTGCACCGTATTGTGTTTGTGCTCCTTGGATCTGACCACTAGTGTATAGATTAGCAGCAGCTTGAGAGCCTGGCTGAGCAGCTTGACCTAGTTGTAAACCTAGTTGATAAGGTTGCATAGCCATTTGTTCTATTTGACCTGATGCTCCTAAGGTACTTAGTAATGGTTGGAATGCCTGAGCATACGTTCCATATTGAGTGCCTAATAAATTAGCACCTGTGCCAAACAACCCAGTACCAAAGGCAATACGCTGTTGTCCTGCTTGTTCAGCTTCAGCAGCTAACTGTAGATCTTGCTGAGCTAGTGCATTATAATATGCTTGCATCTCAGGATTAGCAGGAGCACGACCTGTACCAGTCTGAACTCCTAAGCCACCCCGACCAGTAGCAAATCCACGACTACGAAGACCAGCAATCTGCTGTTCACGCAAAGGCTGGAGCAGAGCCTGACGTGATTGAATATATCGCTGAGCAGTTTCTTCAGGAGAAGCAGCTATGTATTCCTCTCCTAGTTGAAATAGTCTTTGTGTTGCAGGAGCTAATGGCTGTAAAGCTCCATAAGCTTCTTCAACATAGCGAAGAGAAGGATCAAGTTGACCAAATACACGATTTTGAACAGCTTGTAACTCAGGAGAAGGTGTATAGCCAGCAGATGAAATATATGGAATACCAGTTGCTGGATCTATCTCACGAGTAAACTGAGAAGTCCCATAACGAGTAGTCATTCCTACTGGTCTAAACGCAGCAGCAGCAGCTCCTTCACGAGACGCTGCACGTTGTTCTGCAGCAGCCCTTTCTCCAGAAGCTCTAGTTTCATCTGCTCCTGTGAATATATTTGCTACACTACTAAATAACTTACCCATTATATGCTCCTACTATATATCTGATATATTTCATTATCTCTACCTTTGAAAGGTTGTTCGTATTTAAAACCGATTATCTCAGCAAACTTAGCTAGTTTTATATTATCTATTAATGCTAATAAAGGAATACTAACTAGGGTATGCAGTATATCTAAATCTTTTATAAAATCTTTCTTTACTTTCTGTGACCACTTATGTACATCTGTATGAAACCACAACGCTGCATCGTGTAATTCTAAGTACATTGTGTAGTCGTCTCTTAAGACTACAGGTACTTTCATATTAGGTCTTCATGATGAACGCTAATGCGTAGTAAGGAGGTAAGTTAGCGTTTGTACCGCCTGAGCCTTCTGTACTGTTAGACACAGTAATACCAGTTGTAGCTGTAGCTGTGGTATTGTTACTATTTGTTCTTGTTTGAATTGTTATACCACCACCGCTTACTGTATCTGAGTATACTGCAAGATTAGTTAATGTGTGAGAATGTCCAGGGTCTGAGACAGTTGCAGTATGAGTATGGCTTACAACACCAGCATCTTTAGTACCACCAGTCTGCGTATTAGAACCAGTTACTGTAGAGTATGCTACACCAGCAGAATCAGTATGAGCACCAATAACAAAACGATTACGAAGATCAGGAGTGCTGTTAGAACCGTTACACAATACCCATCCTGTAGGAATTGTAGCAATAGTTCCTGACCACATCATAATCATACCTGTGGTAAAAGAACTAGACAAAGCTGTTTGTACAAAAGCTGTAGTAGCTAGTTGTGTTGTATTTGTACCAGATGATGCTGTAGGAGCTGTAGGAACTCCTGTTAAAGCAGGACTATTTAAGTCTGCCTTAGAAGAAATAGCTGAAGCAACGGCAGTTAACTCAGTATCAATCTCTGTGCCTTTAACAATCTTGCCTGAGTTACCTGTAGGTAATCCGTCTTTAGCTGTGAAGTTAGTTGCTTTTGTATAATTTGCCATAGTGTGTCCTTAGACTAAAGTCTTTCCTTGCTTGATTGCTACGTCTATTTTTTGAATTGAAACTGGATTACCATTAATATCTGCTTCTAAGCCTAACTGCATCACAGTTCCTTGACCACCAGCATTAATGTTAAAACGATCTAAAACAATTCCTGAACTATATTCAGCAATGTTGTATTCTGTTGATCCAGGGATAGTATCTACAGTAGAATTATTATACTCATATACTGCAGCAGGATCTAAATTATAAGTAGTAGCTTGATAACTTTCAGTATAATCAAAACCCCACTTAACAGCTACTGCTTGATTTGTACCGCCAATTAATACCCAACCAATCTTCTTTAATAGTTTAAGCTTTGTTGAGGCATCAAAGTCAAAGTAATTAGTATAGTAAGCAAGACGATAACTAGAAGTATTATCAGCGTAGCCGTAGTATTTAGCAATATATCCTGGCTTACCTAAGTATAAATCTCTAGCTTGTGTAACAAAGAAGGACTTAGGTTCAATACTATCCCAGACTGCAACTCTCATTGAGCCGTCTTGTAGCGGAGCACGAGTATCAAAGCAGTATACAAACTTAGTTGTAGGAAGCGTTAATAGATAGATAGCGTCACGCTCGTAATAGATACTTTTAATCTTAGTTAAGTCTGTCTCAGACGCTACAGCAGTCATTAATTCATCCCGAACATTCTTAGAGATGTCACGCATTGGCATAGACTTCTCTTGGATTATTCGCTGTAGACTACGAACTCCTGAGTCAGATAAGAATAATACATCAGTTGCAATATTCTGTACTGAATCTCTAGCAATACATCCTACGTTATAGATAACCTCAACAAGAGTTAATGCTCCTGTGTCTAACGGATTAGCATAGATTGCAATGTTCTTACGACCAAAGAATATAATATATCCATTATGTGCTGCAGCAGCGACTACAGGGTCTCCATTAGGGAGAACTTCTTGTAGGTTAATGTACCCAGCAGAGCCGTTTAAGAAGTCTGTACCAGCTAATAAGTCACTGAAATAGACAGTCTGAGTGTCTCCTGAGATACCACCACACCATATTCTGCCGTAAGCGGAAAGCACCCAGCTAGGCATGAAGGTAGAAGTAGTATGATTAGAAGGTAACGTAGCTGCATCTCCGACTCTTTGAAATCCGAATGTATTACTATTGTGAGCATGAAAAGCCCCACCAGAAGTAGGTAACTCATGGTATAGCAACATAGGATGTGCATCTTGTGCTAAATACACATGAGGTTGGAAGTCAGTAACATCTCCGTAAGATATTGCAGCACCCTGCCAGTTATTACCTGTAATGGTATAAGTAGCGTCACCGCTGTTATCAGTATTACGAACTGTCTTAGTAGTCATCGTAGTTGTTCCTACGAATAACTTGTTATTACCAGCACTTAACACTTGATTAGTACTACCATCTACTAATTCAAATATAAACTCTACTGCATTGCCAGCACCTAAGTCAGTATTAACTGAGGAGTTGACAGGAGTCCATCCACGTCTTGCTCCGATACGACCATACTTATCAATGACACAGTTCTGAGCTTTTAATGCAAAGCCCGAAGACAAAGTAATACTAGATTCTTGGAGGTTAAGTCCATAGAACCCAGGAGCTGCTATTGATGCTGTCTGTAGTTGACTAGCCATTAGTTCCAGACCCACTCTTGTTCTTCTAAATACCGTCCTGATTCGAGTGCTATAGCGTCTGCTAAGCTCTGACGCATAAGTTGATATGTCTCCCCTGCTTGTACTCCTCCGTCTTCACCACGCTCTGCCTGAGCCCTTGCAAGAGCACCTAGGATTACAGGCTCTTCAGGTACAAGTAAAATATCAGCGTTAACTGCTAAGGGTACTTGTGGTTTAATAATGTTAAATCGAAGATTATAAGCACCATTAGGAATAGGATATAAGTCTACTTGAGTATCTCCATTGGAATTAACACCGTTGAAGTTATAATACGCAGGAGACCCCTTCTGAGGAGTGGTCATTAAGAACTGTTGATCCATCCACTTAGTAGAGGCTAGTTCTACGAATGAGTTCTGAGTATCGTTAATAACATCGATAACTCTGAATCTCTGTCCTGAACCTACTAGAACGTAGTTAAACACATCTGCTGTGGTTGTAGCAGACAGGGTATCAGATAAGGCATTCCAATTGTAGGAGTCTTCTACGACTCTTTTAGAATCATTGACAAACCTAGCAATCAATTTTACATAGGCATTATCAGAGACCGAAGAAGCCTCAGGCTCACGAAGCCTTATCAGCACATCATTTACTAGTTGAATGTAGTTCATATCTCTATATTATACCATAAAATTAATTAAAAGTCAATACCCTACCACTTAACTTTATCTGCCCAGTACGCAGCAGAAAGCTTACCTTTAGCAATATTTGCAGCATGTCGAGCTTTGAAGCTCTTCTGTCTAGTCTTCTCTGCTGGAGTCTTAGGGCTTG